GGATCTAATATCAGAAGAAGACTATCTCGGTAACCGGATCGACAGGGATGATCCATTGGCCCTCAGTCTACACGTACTTCAGCAATTCATTCCTTTCGCGTGGGAGGAGATACCGACAGCCATCCGCCAAGGAGCCCGAGGCGAGGTGCTTGGGGCGGGAACGACACTCGTTGGCGAAGTCTTTGGACTCAAGTCCTATCCGCTGTCCGTACCGGTCCTCGGCCGCGACAAGTTCATTGATGGCTTGAACCTGACTAACCTGACGGGCGAGTCGATACATGAGTGGTCGGAAGTTAACCGAGCGACGCAGAAGAACCTCCTTAGAAAATACCCGGAGCTCTTCGAGTTCGATAAGGCCATGAAGGAAGATCGCTTTTCACGCTCAAACGATATTGAGCGTGCAAGAATTACGGGGGCTGACAAGAACAGGACAGATTTCCATGAAGAGATGCTGAAGGCATATGACTACGCGGGTGTAAGCCGGCTAAGGTACGATAAGGAACGCACACGTATCCGTACCTTCTATGGAGGTAGGCGCAGCCAGCTATTCGATACGCGCACGGCCCTTGAGGCAGACTCGGTCCAAGCGCTAGAGCAATGGATTGGGACAAATCAACTCCCCGAAGATGCCGCAATGAATGCGTACTGGATTAGAAAGGAGGAGCTTATAGAGGAGGAAGTTAAACCGGAACGAGATCAGGGAGACGCATGGAGAGCAGTTGATATAGGGCTAGAGAGCTTCCTTCGTGAATATCCACTGGAGATCCAGCGGTACGTCAAGGAGAATCGGGACTCTTGGATTCTCGATCTGCCGGAGCCTGTGCGTAGCCTGGAACAACAAAGAGTTAAGGAGATGGATTCAGGCCAATGGTTTAAGCTATATAACCAGCCCGCTCTACCTGGCGGGGCAAGAATCATCTACAGCAACCGCCCAATATATATGGAGCCTACACCGCAACCGCAACCGCAAACCATCTACAGCAGCCGCCCGCAACCGACGCAGCCGCGATGATCTATGTCTGAAGGCATACGTTGTCCTCACTGCTCCAAGCGACTGGGTGACTGGGTAGTCGGCACCTACCAGACGCGCTGCCCTCGCTGTAAGGCCACCGTGGTAGTGCATCACCCTGAAGGCACAATACCCGCAGCAGTTCTTGACAGGCTTCTTCAGAAAGTGTAATACTTCGCTCTAAGCACATATCTTGCGTGCGCTGAGACGCCTATGGAAGTGAGGCGTCTTTTTGGTTACATCAAACCCGGTGGACCCGGACGAACAACTGCAACTAGACCCGCAAGTGATACCTCCCATAGATGCAGTTCAGGATCAACAGTCCGAGGTAACTCCTTCTCCTCCTCTCGAGCCGCGGGCTACGTTAGATCAGGTTGCCGGGTCTGATGTAACGTCTGCCGAAAGTGCAGAACCTCCCGTTCCTTTGACTCCCCCGCAGGTGACTCCTTCGGCCCCAACGCTCTCCGAGGCCGAATATTACAAGCAACAGAATGCAGCTTTGTCTCAGCAGGTCCAACAGTCGCAGATGGCGCAGTATCAGGCGAATCTTCAGGCGCAGGCCGAGACTTCCCGTGATAATTACATCCAGCAAGGGTACGACGCCAACACCGCCCAAACGCTGGCTAACCGCGAGGCACAGTTAACTCAAGCCCAGATGCAGAACCAGATGCAGGCGCAGCAGTTCGAGGCTCACCTCCAGGGTAAGTACAATGCTGCGATGCAATTTGGCAAGAAGTATGGTGTAGACTCCCAAGAGTTGATGCAGTTCGAGACTCCTCAATCTATGGAGATACACGCCAGGACACAGGGCCGTCTCAAGGCCCAGGAAGCTGAGATAACCTCCTTGAAGCAGGGACGTATTCCTTCTTCTCGGCCGGACTCTTCTCAACCTTCCCCCAACGTGGGATCTAGTCGTGCAAGGCGCCTCGATGCCTTTAATCAAGGGGAGTGGGCGCCGAAGAACGCTGCGGACTGGGCAGAAATTGAGGCTTTAATCAACGCCGAAGTGGGCTAAAGAATAGTAGACGGAGGTAGGCTGAAATGCCACAGACTTCAACGACCGGACAATTGGAAAATGCTTCGAGGGAGATGATCTCTCAACTGATCTTCTCCACAGAGAACAATATAGTAGCCACGAAGGATGTCGTGGAGCAGTTCAGCCTGTCTTCCGGTGAGGATACGGGCATCTTCCCGAAGGTGGGGAAAATGTCTTTCAGTGCCCTTGCTGAAGGTCAGGATATCATTGACGAGGAAGACATCGGGATGACCACGGTCTCGGTCACTCCGTCTGAGGTGGGGGCGAAGGTCATCCTCACCGACCGGTTGCTGCGGCGCAACGTCGCCACCAACTGGCGCTCGGTAGGGCGTCAGCTTGGAGATGCTGGCGCACGGCGTGAGAACGAGGACTTCGTGGGTCTCTTCTCTGGACTTTCAACCGACCTCGGTGCGGCAACCCGCGTCCTGTCCGGCGAGAACTTCATGAACATCATCACTCGAGCGCAGGAAGCGCCGCTGGGTTCCGACCTCAGCCTGGTCCATCACCCGGTGGCGGTGGCTAGGCTCGGCAGGGACGTGTCCTCGATCGGCTCGGGCACCATTCGGCCCATCCCGACCGGACTCTCTCAGGAGCACCTGAACCGTTTTTGGGAGTTCACTCTCCTGAACGTGAAGGTATACCAGACCGCAACGATATCCCGTGACAGTGCTGACGACGCCATAGGTGCCATATTTGACCGGCAGGCGTTCGGCAAGCTAAACGAGCAAGGTATACGGAAGGAGCGTCAGAGGGATGCTTCGCTGAGGGCGTGGGAGATGGTTGTCACCAGTGTGTATGCCTACTTTGAGCACGACGATGACAGAGGCTTTGGCCTGACGCTCGATGCGGCCCAACTGAGCACGACCTAGTAGGAAGCTATGACGACTACTTCTAAGGAGCGAACAGAGTTGCGTGATTACGTTACCTCTCGGGGATACGGCGTGGACATTATTGACCAGCGTGCGCCAAAAGCCCTGTGGCAGCGGCCTGACGGACGGGTGGTCGAGCTCCCGGCTGATCACTACCACATGGGCCTCTATCGCAACAAAGGATTCGACCTCGTGCCGCCAGAGACGACGGTGGGACTTCAGGAAGACAAGCCAGAAGTAGTGGCAACGGGGCCGGCAGCGAACCTGTCGGCCTTTGCCTCCTATCTACCGGATGAGGGGGAGAGCAACACTTCGCTACTCAAGTCGATCCGCCATCCGCGGAATATCCATACCTACGAGCACGATGGCGTAGGCGCTCCCTGTACACTAGAGGACTGTCCGGCTACCCGGAAGGTCCCATACAAGGCTCATAAGAAGATAACCCGGCTCCGTGAGGGGGCTCTTCAGGGTACTGAATAGCTGTAACGATTGACCGTGGCTATTCGGTGAGTAAATAACGGTTGGTCGCAGGGTGTAAAAGAAACCTGTAAGGAGGTTTTGAAATGTCGTTTCCAACAACGATGGGCGGAAGGTACGGGTTTGAAAAACAAACCACATCGGCCAAGAAGCAGGTCTACGGTGCCACGATGGCACTCCCTGACGGAAGGGTGTTCCGTTATGTAGAGAACGGCGGAACTGCTATTGGAGAAGGACTGGTTGTAGCTAGTGAGGCTCCGACAGGTCACCATGATGAAGACCTTGTCGTAGCAACTAGTGGTTCTGTTGGTGGAACAACCATCGGGGTGACACTTGAAGGTACTGCCGCTGCTAAAGATTTATATGCAGAAGGATATTTATTCCTTAATGAAGACGATACAACTCCACATGAGATGTATAAGATTAAGGGTCATCCTATTATAGCTTCCAGTGGTACCGGAACCATTACGATTGATGAGCCGGACGGATTCCAGACTGCCATCACGGCGGGTACGGACAAAGTGGGTCTTATCAAGAGTCCGTACAAGGACATCGTGGTTGCCCCAGCAGCCATTGCAGGTCGATTCGTTGGAGTGACTTGTGCTGATCTTGAAGCTAACTACTTCGGCTGGGTACAGGTAGCAGGCTTATCCGCTATTAAAATTGATGGGACTCCTGCATTTGGTACGCTAGTAGGGCAAAGCGGTACTCACGCAGGGCAACTCGTTGCGGTTGGCGCAGACACTACCGTAGCTCTTGGACGAATACACGGCCTAACTGCTACGAATGACGAGTACCACACAGTCTTCCTGATGAACCTGTACTAAAGACCAAGGATGTAAATTACCAGACATGAATGGTCCGACCGTCTATCTCCAGTACGGAATGGAGAAAGATAGCGGAACAACTAAGTTCTATAAACTCGGCCAGAGGGCAATGTTGCCTGACGGCCGAGTTTTTAGGTATGCGCTGGCTAACGGCGCTATTGGTGCCGGTCAGCTATGCCAGATGAAAGCTACCCTGGTGGACTTCGATATGGATCTGGTCTGCCAGGCTACGGTGGCAGGCGCTAATTCCATAAGCGTCGTGACTGCCTCGACGCATCCGGCTATGGGTACGGATGAATTCGAGGACGGGTACATCCACATCAACGACGGTGCCGGTGAGGGCCACATCTACCGGATTCGATCGCACACGTCGGTGGCCGCAGACAGCAGCACCGTGATGGCCTTCTCACTTGAGCTCGACGACGAGGTAGATGAGGCCCTGGTCAATGCGACATCCCTTGCAGGGTTGGTGGAGAACCTGTACAAGGACGTTGTGCTGGTTGACTTCGACACGGCACAGACG